TTAACGGTGAATTTCATGCCGGAAACCTCCCCGATGGTTTCCATCAGATAAACTATTTAGAGGGGTACCTGCGGGTGGCTCAAAATATCTGTCCGGCGTTACCGGTCCACTTCCACCTTCAGGGTCAGGCAGGAACGGGAACAATTCACGTAGCAGTTCTAAGTTATACCTCCAAGGGATTCTCAGATTTTGTAGATTGTGATCTTCGGGGATTACGATTTCGCCGATTAGCATCCCCTGGAGCAGTTTCTGTTTTTTCTCAAACGGTGCCGTCCTGATCTGGTAAGCATGAGTGGCAAACACCATCCTGAAGTATTCACGATATTTCAGGAATTGTTGTTCTTCAATTTTGATTTCCTGGAGGTTGTCGAGTTCCTGCTTGGTTGTTATCAATTGATCCTGCAATGTCAGAATTTCCTCGCTGATAGAGTTGTATTTGGCAGCATACACTACACCAGGCAAGCCGGCTGCAAGTGCTTCATCAAGACCATCCCTAATCACATTCCTTTTTGCTAATTCCTTGGCGAAATCAGCCAATTTCACAGTGAGAATCCTGGTGCGTTCCGGTAAGTCCGCGTTTCGAAAGGCTTCGTACCTTTCCCCTTTAATGATTTTCAACAGTTCATTCCACACGAATTCTTCGATTTCATCAGCTGCAATCCGGACAAATGTGCAGGTAGGGTTCTGAGGCGGAAAATGGTCGGGCTTATCGTGCCACATACAAGTGTAAGATCGACTGCGGGTGCCGTCAGTTCGTTTTGTTCCATAGTGTGACTGTAATCGATGTCCGTTATGGCACCTCAGTTTTTTATGAAGGAGGAAATAGTCTGCGTTGTTTCCAGGTCGTCCCGAGCGTGATTTTGCAGTTGCCAGTATTTCCTGTATTTCGTTCCATTTCTGGCGAGTTATTACTGGCTCACAGGGGAATTCGAAAATTTCGTTGGCTTGGGTGACTGAGACAATGCCGGTGTAGTACGTTGGGTTGTGCACCATCTTACTCAGTCCACTCTGCCTCCAAAATCCTGTGTTTTGTCGGTTAGCTACTCCTTCATCCGTAAGTTCTTTGGCTATTTTAGCCAGTGACTTACCATGAATTAAAATACTGTCAGTGATCCGCTTGTAAATTTCCACTTCGTGCTCAACTTGGATGAGTTTCTTTGCAACTTTATCCCATCGGTAGCAGTAAGGTGCCGACCCGATAAAAGCATCCAAGTTCCTGAGTAGTTTGAGCCTTGAAGCCGTTGTCCTAGCAAGAATTAATTCTCGCTCGAATTGGTAAATGCTGCCTAAAATATTAACAATTAACTCACCTAAAGCACCGTTGGAAGCACCATCGACTCCGCTTTCAAATGCTACGAACCTTACGCTGTGACTTTTGAGCATTTCCAAGTTCTGTTTAAGCTGGAGCAGGTTGCGACCGAAGCGTGACAGGTCGGTTACAACGACCGTCTCAAACTGGTTTTGGGAAGCAGCGACTAGAAGTGACTGTAACCCTTTTCGGTCGTCACTGGCTGCTGAGATTCCGGCATCTTCGAAGATATTGATTAATTCCCACTGTCGAGCAGCCACGTAACGCTCGATCTTCTCTCGCTGAACGTCCAAACTGATTCCATGAGTGGCTTGTTCCAAAGTTGAAACGCGGATGTAGGCAGCGGCTCGCATGGCTTTGACTCCTTGTAAGTAATCAATATATAACGAAATTTCCAAGGAGTCAAGGAAAGAGTTTTGGGGGTTGGATGACATGACTCATTTCATACAGACACCTTGAATGTATGAAATGAGTCATGAAAGATATGTCTAAGCAAGTTTGGATATTTTGTCGAAAGAACAACAATAGAATTTACCAGGGTCTACAACAGTTAGCTTCGTTTTCAAGCAGGTATTTGAATTCTGAAAAGTAGTAGCCAAAGTAATGTAAGAGCACTCTTTGCATTTTGGGTGAGTTTCTGGCTTGGATATTAACGACTTCTCCGTCAAATCTCGCATGTAATCAGCTATCGTGCAATCCTTTTTCTTGGCGAGACTTACCAACTTCTCATGAACTACATCTGCTACTTTGAATTGAATAGGCTTCATTTAGAACTCCTTCATGTGAATAATGTTTGAGAAAAATGTTGAGTTAACATGTGTACCAATAATATAGAGTAGAGGATTTGATTCAATAATTTGTGATCATGCTTGCAAATAAAATAGTGCTTGGACATCTCAATTTCTTATCTTATTATGTATACATGTAGAAAAGATAAGCCGAGCCCAGCAGAGTTGAGTAAAGCCGAGCAAAGCCTAGCACAGGTAGTATCTAAATAGTCGGCGTGACTTACCGTCGGCTATTTATTTGATCTTAATTCAAAAAATTTTCTCGCAGGGAATTATCTAACCGGTTTTGTATAGTGAGAGAAAACCGAATTGAGAAAAACCGTAATCATCCTGAGAGAGGTAATGCTGAGGCCACCACCCCGGGGTGGTCGAGAATTCGCCGCCCACGTAGAAACTCACCGGACCGCAAGCCCACGGTAAAATTGTACTTAAATTTTCAGGATGTTCTTCACCGTCTGTGGATACCACTTGCCACCGCAACGACTTGTAATACCAGACTGGTTTAGGTGATTAGCTATCTTGGTATAGTTCTTTCCAGCAGCATGGAGACGTTCTATCTTTACTATTATCTTTTGTTCATGTTCATCCTTTATAAGTGTGTTTAAATCACGTTTATAACCATACGGCGTATTATTACCATATACCAATCCTGCCGCTTTCTTGTGTTGTAAAGCAGCAGATGTTCGTTCACTGATTAAGTCACGCTCAAACTCACTCAAGACAGCAAGCATCCGAAATACCATCTTACCAGAAGCATTGGTTGTATCTATTCTTTCCGATAAAGATACTAGGTCTGCCTTCTTCTTGGCGATGGTGGTAGATAGACTGATGGCGTCTGCTGTTGTTCTAGTAAGTCTGGATAGGCTGTAGACTACCAAGCAATCGCCACGAGATAGGCTAGATATCGCCTGTTGTAATCCAGGACGTTTACTTGGATGGACTGTACCTGATATGGCCTCATCTGTATAAATTACAACATCTGAATAATCTTCCTTGTATAATGTATGCCATGCCTTAATCTTAGCTTCCTGAGCATCTAGGCTCACTCCGTTCGCCTTTTGATCTTCTGTGCTGACTCTGACATAACCTACAACCTTTGGCATCGTCATCTCCTTGATATTTAAATCGACGGTCGTTTGTTTATAAATACGATCTTAAATATAGAACAGATTTGGTAGAATTAAAAGCGGAGATAAAGAAAACCCGCTACCGAATAGGGGCGATAGCGGGTTTAAGAGGGTACAACATGCGTTATATGTATTACAACGTTACAACCTGGTTGAGAGCACCTGAGATCTTGAGACCTGAGGCCTAAAGACCATCCGCTTTTTAATGATATATCGTTAAAAAATACTATCGCTCCTTCGTCGCTTGACTTCATGGTGTATACTCTCCATCTTTTATAATAACTCGTCCTTCGTCCTCGTCGGCTTTATTGGTACCTAAAGTTTCCCACAAAGTTAAAATGCTATATCATTTTTATACAACTCGCTTCGCTCGACTTTATTGGTATAACATCGGACTTCGTCCTATAAAATATACATCCTAAAGCAGGGTCGGATATCCGCACTCACTACTACGTAGGTGAGTGTGCGGGTTTACCCGAGTTCAAATGCTTACTGCGCTTGTGTTTGATGGGGTAAAGCAGGGCATAAGGGTAAAATTTAGTGAACACAATAAAATCAATAACTTAGAAATCGACACTTTACCTTTTCCCTCCTTTCACTTTACCCTTTATTTTTAGTCCTCTAATTCACCTTCTGCAATCATCTTCTTTTCGATTTGTCCAACTCTCTGTGCGGATAGTCCAACTTCTTTTGCGATAGCTGCTTTTGTCATGCCGCCGGCTTTCAATCTAACTTTGGTAAGTTGTAGTTTGCTATTGTCTTCGCCACCACAGTTATCATCTTCTCCAAGTTTGCTGCCCTTTTTGCGGACCCAATCTGATTTAAGGTAAGGTTGAGCACAAGCTAGACATTGTAAGATTTTGATAGGAGGATGTTTAGCTCCTTCTCTCGGGGGGAGTACATAATTGATGCGGATTTGGTGTAAGCTTTCGTCTTCGGTAGTTCTATTCAGTCCAATAAAGGCCGTTACCTGTCCATACTTATTTTTCGTTTCAGAGAAGTTTTTCAAGCTAAGGTATTCTTTTCCATAGGAATCAGCATCCGCTTGGGTACACATAATTACGCAAGCGTGGTACTTTTGTGATAAATGTCTAGCAATCTTCCACTTGTCGCCTTCCTGGTGTCTTACTTCCTTTTTCGGATTTTCAGGGGCCATAATGTCGGGGTAGTCGATTAGTATCACGTCCGGTATGAAATCGGGGTCATTTGCCTTCCATTCGCCTAATTTTCGCTCTATTTCTACAAACGTTAGACTGGAAGTTGTATAATATGCTTGCCGTAGTTTTCCACCCCTTTTTGCTCGGATTTTGGCTTGTTTTTTAATCGCCTCTAACGCTAATTCCTTGGTTAGATTTGGGAGTTTTCTCTTTTCGGTATAACCTTGGAAGTCTAAGGGCCATTCAACTTCTATAAATTCCTCAAAGTCGTGTCCAGGGAGTTTTCGTTTTCTAGGTAGACCAGTGAAGTTTTGGGCTTGTCTGTGATAGCGTTGGCTCTTTGTCATATCTCCCGCCTCGAATAATGCAACATTTCTACCAGCTCGTAAGGCTCTATTGCCACATTCCATGACCATGAAGCTTTTGCAGGTCTTTTCAGGCGCGAGGATGCCGATAAGGCTTTCTCTGTAGAGTTGCTCGCCCATGAATTCGCCCCAAACGCCGGGGAGTTCAAAGAGTAATTCCTGTTGGTCTTTGTCGAAAGCATCTTCCCAACCTTGCGGGTCGTTGAAAGGATCTTCACCAGTTTCAGTTGTCAATAAAGAAATAGGTTGGTACGAATTAAATACTCTTTCTACTTCCTCATCGTTTCTAGCTTCGATTGCTACTATAAGATCTTCCTTACGGAGTTCAGCGTTTTTAAGATTACAGAATTTGACGGCGTTTTTTACTAAATAATCTACAACGAGTTCCTCTTTTCGTTTTTCCCATTCGCCATTCAAACTGGTCAAGAGGATGCTCATATATTGCTGGTCTTCGTTATCCGGGTCTTCATCAGGGAAATTTTCCAGATAAATATCCATGATGTGCCTGCCAGGTGCTGCGTTATACTCGGCGTAGAAATCACGGCACCACGTGTGGAGGGTGCTAGCACCACCGCCGCCGAAATGATAATTAGAAATAAAGGGAGTTTTTGCGATAAAGTCAGTTGAAACGATTTCAGCGATTAGTAAGCGCTGTTCGAGACTTCTGTCTACTGTTCTAAGTGTTGCCATTAAATATCTCCTTAAAACTGTTGAGAATTAAGGAGAAAATCAAAGATTTTGCTATATTTTAAACTGTCGTCCAAAAACATATGATGTACGCTAGGTTTGACAAAAACTGATTTCCTCCAGGTTTCTTTTAGGTTTGGTGGCTGCTATCCCATCAAACCTAAAACTTTGTAATGATGTTTTAACTACAATAGTCTTCCATATCCTCTCGAAACTCGTCAATTTGCATGAAGATATCATCAACTTGTTTTGGATCGAAACCATATAGTACAATTAGTCCATAAGCCCATCGATAAAGTAATTTAGTCAATTGGAATGGAGTTGCGTTGTGTACACATGTAAAGTTGGCTCCAGTTGCCGACCATAATTTATAAGTATTATTTACATCTGGCCACGGTACTAGTTTGATTTCTTTAGTCTCTATCTTAAAAGCTATCATTACCTCTTTAATAGTCATTCTTATCTACTCTCCCTTCTGCTGTAGTCTTAGAAAATGCTCAACCATCCATACAGGTTCAGCATGATAATTCCATCGTCGTTTGTATCTACTCCAAATTTTAAATACAACTTGGTTGTCTACAAAGCCGCGAACATGTGCTAATTGCTCTAACCATCGTATTTTGTCGCCTACTTTCAATGACATCTCTACTCTCCCTTCACATGACTTCGAACTCGGTCTCGAATAGGAGTTCGTTCTGTTTTACCATCTACTGTATCTTGAATCATTTCGATGAATTTGTCGTTGATAGTAATGTTGTGGTCTTGACAATGAAGTTTAAATTGCCGCCACAGTTCCCTATCTTGAACCATTACGATGTATCTTGCGAGTGTTGCAGCCATATTGAATTCCTTTTCAATTGTATTTATTTATAAATGTATTACAACAAATGTAGAAAGGATTGAATCAATCCTTAACCCACTTAGTAAAGCACGAATGCTCGCAGGCAAATCTTACTTTTGCAGGACATTCATATTCACAAACGACTTCCATATCGAAGTCACGTCCGAACACGAACTCAAACGGACAAGAATCTATATTTAGCATCACATACTCCTTTATGAAGCAGGTGTCTCTACTTGGCGGCGGAGACACCTGCTCTTGGTTTTATTTGAGCAGTTCTTTCAGTTTAGCAATGTCGATGAACATGACATTGCCGACCTTTTTAAGACCTGTACCAGCAACGATTGTCTCGCCAGTAATCCAATCAATCAGATCTCGGGCCATGTCGATCCAGGCGGTCTGTTCAACCTCAGGAAGATTTTCGAATTGCGGAAATTCTTGAGGTGTCCCATCTTGTAATGCAGCTAATCCACCCCAAAGTGAGAAGTTATATGCTTGGTAAGCATACCTACCGTAGGCGTAAAGGTAAGTATCTGACCTAAATAATTTGTGGTTATCCATTTCTACTGTCATTTCTACTCCTTATCCCTATGTAACTGCCTGAAAACAGCGGTAACTGCTGCTATCCAGGCTTGTCTTTCACTCTCATACAAGTCATCAAAAGCGACTGAGATGCCCCGTCCATCATAAAAAGCATCATATGCGATCTCAGCCAATACTGGCAAAATGTCGTTCGCGTGAGTCACTTCTTACTCCTTTCCTAAACGCCTCAGAAGTTTTGCTCTGTCGGCTTGTTCTTCAGGGTCTGGCTGGACGTAGGTGACTCCGGGTTTCAATCCGAAGCTCATCGATCCACCTCTAGTAAGCAGTGCCGGAACCTCATCCACGAACCCACCTTCGGCATGACCGCGTTGCCGTTCAGCAAACTCTAAGAATTCGAGTCGTTCTTCCATCTCTTTGAATTTCAATTCCATCTCATCGAGTGTCATCATGTTGTTCTCCTCTATTTGGTATAATTGAAACCCGCCTTCTTAAGATTCTTTTTGTTAGGATGTGCAACCAATTTTACCTCACGTACTTTTCGTTTCTTCATCTTCAACTCCTCTTAAATTTTCCAGTACGGTTTTTGGTGTCGATAGTGGATATCAAAAAGGCCTGGTACCACCTCAATTCGGTAATACATTGTTGTAATGCGGTAACCAGTTCTTCCTGATTCATTTCCCGGATATCTCGGTTCTCATATAAAAATGATTTTCTTATCGGGTCCATATTTGTATTTTCTCCCTTTATTCCAAAGAATGCCATTTTGTAATGTCGTGCGTACCTTTTGATTTCTTTCCTCTGTAGGGATATTACCAGCTTGTAAATTAAACCCGTGTGGCCAAATAGTATTATAGTATTCGGTCCAATAAGCTTCGCGCTCTCTTAGTTGTCTCTTGCTTGCTATATTTGTTTCAAGAAATTCAACGGTCCATGATTCTTTTCCTAAACCACGATATACTGTACTAAAAAAAAGGATGTTACCATCACTCCAATGATCTGCCATTCTTTTTTTCAATGTTCGGGTGGTTGAACCAACATATGACATATCAATGAACTTACAATTAACCTTGTATACAAACATTGTTAAATCTGAACTATTTTCTTCATATCCATAACATTCACAGGGTGGTCTAAATCTCTCTATTTTAGGACACTGACCTAATCTCTTGTATGATTCCCACCAAATACAGTTAGTGCAGTTATCCATCCCTACCTCCGTTTCAGCCTGTTTTGTCGAGCCTTGGCATCGGCGTCAAAAGGTCGGCTGCTGTTATTTTTCTGAACGCCCTTGGTATGATATTTCCTACCTACATGCCATCTAGAACAAAATGAACACAAATAGACAGATAATCCTTCTTCGTCTGGATAATTTGCCAGGTGAGATTGTAGATGAGCCTCAGCCATCTCCTCTGAATCGTGTCCTATTTTTGATCGGCATTTTTCAATTCCCTTCATTGCTGACCACCTCTTTCCGAGTAACAATCCAACCATTCGCTTCTAAATGAAGGCGTTCCTGATGTAATTTCCGGTGTCCTCTGAGGTATGTGCGCCAGTGAGCTGCATATTCTCCACATTGACATGCACACTTCCGTCTGAACTTACTTTTTGGACGACCTGCATTAGATCTCGGGGAACCAGGAGGTGGACCATTTATAGTTCCTCCCTGCGCAATCCAGTTAGCTTGCCTGGTTTTGAGACACTTGGCTTGATACTCCGGGCTACGGTTGCGCTTAGCAGCTAGTTTGCCCATCCACGCCCTGACTTCCTCGGTGAAACCGGCATGGTGCTTTGCAATGTATTCCGGATTATCGAAGATCTTTGCTTTGATCTCGTCAGACATCCGCTCTCCCTTTTTCATTCCGCTCTCCATAGGTTGAGATTTATTGAGTACACATAAGTTTTTATAGTTAGGTTGAAATTTGAGAGGTTGAATCGAAAATAATTGAGATTAGTTCCCTTTTTCACACTGTACTCTATGTTGTAATTACTATCGGAATAGTAGTGATTGCGAGAAGGCTGTTTTTAGCCATTATTTCGAAGGAAACGATATGAATTATTCAAACCAGGAAAAGACGCGGAAAGTTTCAATCTATAATTTTGGATGGTTCAAGGAGTTTGAATTCCGGAGGATGGAAACTTCTAAAACTGAGTGGATCACGATTCCTTCTAGTTACAAAATTACAATACTACCGACCTATAAACCCCCTGTAGAAACTAAGAGAACCTATAAATCACGCTGGAAATACGATTACTAGTACAAAAAGGTTACCGCCAGGGGACAATTCCCACTGGCGGCTTGAACAAACGAAGTCTTCTCAGGATAATATAGTTTTTACTGAATCACATTCTTTCCCATTCCGTTCATTATTGAAACCAACGAATCAACTACGGTACCCATGTCAGATTCAATTTTTTGCCAAGTAGCGAGCTGACCGCCTTTGGACAACGCTTCAATTCCCTCAACAATTGATTTCAGACCTGTCATAACGTAGCACTTTTTGAATGCTCCACTCTTTTCGTATTCAATAAAAGCTGATTCAGCAGATGTAATCAAAGTTGTAGCAAGCGGTATCATTTTAACGATCAGTGACCAATCCATTGTAATCCTCCTTGTAGTGTGTTTACACGATGTTTTTACAAAAGTATTTTTAGTGAATCCTTGATTACGTATAGATTCTCTTATATTCTGATAAAAATAATGCTTGTGAATCTGGTTTTTGTTATCTATATTATCCTTAGCAACATAAATAACATTAAGGAAAGGAGGTTCAATTTCATGGCTAACAAGAAGAATGCTAAGGATTGTGGTTTTTACTACTACGCCAGCTCACTTGATGAGGCACAAGAGAGATATTTTGAATTAAAAGATCTCTTATGGGAAGAAGGAAGGACAGTAAGTGAATTCTTAACTGAAGCTATCAATGCTAAGTTGAACAAAGGCTTTGAAGCTTCTGCTGAGAGAGCTGCAGAGCCATCTCCTGTACACAGCCAACCAGAGAGCTGCAAGTTAGTTGATTTTGTGGAAGGTGAATATGCGAAACAAGTATTCGCAGTTTTCACGAAGTTGTGCAAGACGGAATTACAAACTACAGTGAAGCAGCGAATAACACAGCTCATTGAAGAAGATATTGATTTCGAGAGTGCCGAGGTCAAGACAACGTCACGAAAGAAGGTTTGGGACGAGATCTACATGGCACTTATCAATAACGGACGCACACCTGGTGAGGCATTGAATTGGATTAATGCTCTGTGGAAGACATCGATTATATCTCCAGATGGTTATAGGCCACCGAAAGTTCGCAACGGACAGTATGGTGGATATGAAACTATGGATCAATGGAGAGAGGCAACCAAACGAAAGTATGGAATCTAGGAGTCTAAAATGGAAAACTGCACAAAAGATTGCGCAAGTTACAAAACCGGAGAGCTGTGCTGGGGCTGTGAACATCAGTTCGCCAGACGGAAGAATGTACTCATCTACAACATGAACGAGTACACGTGGACTAGGTTTAGATCTGCTTGTGTGGCACAACAGATAACAGTAGCTGAGAAGCTGAGGCAGATGATCGAAAAAGAACTTAAACGAGAGGAGAAGTAATGTTCAATGTGATTGAAATCATCTACACAGGCAAACAGCAAGACTTTGACGAAGAATACAACACAGAATATGAAATCACAGGAACAAGGAGAAGGGACATTACAATAAAGACGTATAGGCCTTACTACACTAACGCTTGCCAAATCGCTGCGACAAACAATGTGTATTTTAGAGGCATACTAGGGGAAGACAAAGTGCTTGAAATGAAAGCAGTTGCACAAGGTACTTTCCACACACTAGAAGCCGCGAGAGCACGCTGTAAAAAGCTCGGCTATACACAGAAATGTGGCTGCGGTGATGTAGTAAGTGATACAATTCTTGAAATGTATATAAAAGATGATGAAGAACTGAAACGAGAGGAATAACCAATGAACCCCATCTACCTGAAATTTTACGAAGAAACAGCAGCATATTTAGGAATCACCGTAGAGGAACTAATGCGAAGACTGCGTGAAATCCTGGCAGAAGGAGATTTAAAGAGATGAAATATTTTCTTGCAATTCTCATACTCTTATTTTCGTGTCAGTCAGTCTTTGCTGCGGAAAAGAAACATTATTCGATTCCACCTCTAGGTATAACGATGAAAGAAGCTGCCAATACAAACTTTGTCAAGGCTTATCCACCACTTAGAAAGGATAAATATACAACCGTAAGCGGAGTTTATGAAACCTGGGATTTAGGCAGTGGTATTCAGTACTATTTCTTAAATGGCATTTTGATCGGAGTTCATTCTTATTAGAAAGGAATTCAAAATGAGTCGTAGAAATCATCGGCCCCGACGCACTTTGCAGAATTACTTGCAGAGCATCAACGAACGTAAACTTACTTATAGGGAGAAGAAATACCAGCGTTTCTGGAAACAATTCAAGGAACTTGACGCGGGAAGGATTTTTTCCTCTCGAACTACTGAAGATACAATTCAATCATTTGTGTCTATTGGCGGTGGTAGTGCTAATTTTTCCATAAATCTCGGCCTGGCAGCTCGATATATCACTTTGAATTACCTGACATATTTTCCAACCAAAGAAGAGGCATTAAGAGTTTTTGCAACTCTCAGACGGATGAAGAAACAAATTGAGAGAGATTTTGGTGATACTTTGGTGTGGGATGAGATGCCAAATAGTGATACTAGCTGCCAAATCACGTATGTGTTGGACATTGATGACTGGATGGAAAATGAAAATATCTGGCCAGAACTCCAGGAAGGAATGATTATTACCGTTCTTCGATTTCGTGGTGCAATTCTGCCACAGATAAAGTCCTTGATTCTTTAATTGGCAATAAGGGAGGGGCACGAAGGGCTACTACCGGCGGGGATAGTAGCCCTTTTTCTTTGTAATTAAGGAATAACGACTGGTTTTACAGTCAGTTTGAATTCTAAAGGATGTAGGACTTCAGCGCCGTCCGTCAGCTTTATTTCACAAACGAATGTACCAACATTAGCTGTATCGTCAGCTGACAATGTAACTGAAAGGGTACCCTTTTGTGAATCAATCCAATTAAGAGTCCTCAAAGCCAAATCGTAATCAGTCTGTGTAATCTTTTTCTTGGCAGCGAAATGAGGTATCCAGCCGCTATAGTCAGTCTTTCCATCCCCTACGATGACTGGAATTACCGGAGTATCACCTTGTGAGACAGTAATAGTCTGTCCTACCTTGGTAATTGAGGGCTGACCTACTGATCCGCCGATAGGAACCACGACCGGCGTGATCGTAATGTTTCCACCAAGTGAGGTAAGGGTTCTTGTAGTTGCTTCCCAAATCGCTGTGGAAATATCATCCGCTGTTGGTGGAGAAATGCTCGAAATATCAGCGTCGAGATGTTCCAATCTAGTATCTGTCAATTCCCGAGTGACATAAGTCCAGACGTCCTCAGCTGTAATAGGTGTACCACCAACGCTACCAATGGCTGTCAGCAAAGCATTGAGACCATAAGTTGCATTCTGTAATAGACTTACAACATTCGAATTATCAGGTGCTGTGTAACTTGCACTCGCTAACCTTGATGATATGTCAGCATTAAGATGGTTCAACCTGCTATCTGTAGTGAGAAGCGGATTGGTTGGAATAGCAGCTACATCGTTCTTGATTGTTGTAATATCGGCATTCGATGGTGCTGTATATCCACTTGTAGCCAATCGACTGGAAACATCTGCATCCAGGTGAGATAACCTTGAATCATTGGACAGAAGGGGTGTTGTAGGAATATTCCCGACCGCAGTAGATATACCATCAATCACGCTGTCCTTTGTTCCCGCAGTTAGCGTACGTGAACTATAACCCCATATATTAGCTGCTGTTAGACTTGATCCACCTGAGCCTAACGCTGCTTTAATGGCTGCGAGACCATTGGTGGCATCTTCGACATCAGATTTAATGGTTGCTATATCACTATTATCAGGTGCAGTGTATGAACTCGATGCTAGGCGTGAACTGATATCGGCATCTAAATGATTGAGCCTTGTATCAGAACTTAATAATGTGCCAGTCGGAATTCCAGAGAGTGCTGTTTTTAGTGCTGATAGACCATAAGTTGCACTTTGTATAGCCGTAAGAATCGTTGATATATCACTATTATCAGGTGCGGTATAACTTGAAGATGCTAACCTAGAATTGATAGCTGTTAACAAGGCGCTTAATCCGTATGTGCCGCTCTGGATTGCTGTAAGAATCGTTCCAATATCGGTATTATCAGGAGCCGTATAACTTGAAGATGCTAACCTAGAAGATATGTCGGCATCAAGGTGGTTCAATCTACTATCAGAACTTAACAGCGTGCCAGTAGGAATAGCTTCAACAGTGGATTTGATGCTGGAAATATCGCTATTATCAGGTGCCGTGTAGGAAGATCCAGCTAATCTAGAAGATATATCGGCGTCAAGGTGGTTAAGCCTTGTATCACTCGACAATAATGTACCAGTCGGGATTGACGATATAGCCGTTTTTAATGCCGATAAACCATAAGTTGCACTTTGTACTGCTGTCAGAATAGTTCCAATATCAGTGTTGTCAGGCGCTGTATATGCTGAACTTGCTAACCTAGAATTGATTGCAGTTAAAAGAGCATTAAGACCATATGTACCACTTTGTATTGCAGTAAGAATAGTTCCAATATCAGTATTATCTGGAGCAGTATAGTTTGCAGCTAGTAAAGGTGTAGTTGGAATAGCTGCTACCAAAGTTTCTATTGCTGACAAACCGTAAGTACTATGCTGAATTGCCGTTTTGATTGTTCCAATATCCGTATTTGCCGGAGCAGTATAATTAGCCGCCAAAAGTGGTGTAGTTGGAATTGAACCAACTGCTGTTTTGATTGCAGTCAAACCATTCGTTCCGTCCTGGACAGCATTTTTGATTGTTGTAATATCTGAATTTGATGGTGCAGTATACCCTGAAGCAGTTAACCAAGCAGAGGCACCTAATCTTGAATCGGTTGTTAGTAAAGGATTAGTTGGAACTGTACTTGGTGCCCAATTGTCGAAAGTCAACGTGACCGGGATTATAACTATTCCTGTGCTTGACGATTTGCCAGAAAGCGTCCCAACTGCACATTGTGCTGAAGCTACTGTTAGTACAAGGCTATAAACCCCTGGTGCATTTGTTGAATCCACTTCAGCTGGAGAGTTAGCAGGTGTTCCCGCGACTCCATCTTTGATCCATTTTAATGTGTGATTCCCAACGTCACCGGTTTTCCCGCAGTTATTTACAGTGTCCCAAGCGACGTAAGTGATTGTTACTGAAATTCCATAACTTGCCATATCGATATCCTTTACTTAGGACTATTAAACAATAAATGCCACGGGACTTTAACTGATGTACCAGCGAGGTCAGGGAAAAGAAAATCCCAAGGTGCTCCATCCCAAAATAGTTCATCCCCGCAACTCTGACTGTCTTTGACTAACCATGATCCTGGAGAACCATCCCAAAATATTTCATCAGCTGTTGGTCTAACTGCCATTATGAAGCCTTTCCAAATACGACATTTATCCAGCCTGCTGTGCCATCACAGTCGACAGCAAATTCCAAAATACAATTTTGAGGTACTGTAGCTGTTGTGCCTGAAATACTCTCCCATATACCATTTGCACTAGAACACGTGGTTAAGACAGTATCTGCTGTATAACCGGCTAAATCGTTTCGTCTAATAATTAGCCTCGGCTGATTTCCATTGTAGGCCGCACCATCACCAGCAACAGATTTATAGATCTTTACGGGCACAGTCGTGGTTGCTCCCGAGCGTGTTTCACAGAACTTACCATATCCAGGACCTCCTGTGTCTGCTTTAACCGTCGAGGAACTTGGAGTGACACGTATAGAAGTGGTTGCACCTGGTGGATAAATAGTTGTATCTTTGATTATTGTATATGTGCCGCTACCTGGAGCACTATATAGAGCCAACGTCTGCATTGCCCCTGTAACATTATTATGGTTAGCAGATATTACTCCAGGAAAATTGGAGTACAAACTACCTATCCCACTAGCTAGAATAACTGTGTCCCAATATTTGGTATTTTGAGAGATAAACGAATAGTATCCAGCTGAGATTGATCCTGAGACTCCTGCTGTGGTGGATATTTGTCCACCAATATACTTAACCATCGCTGACGTAAGAGCAATTTGATTACAAGCAAGAGTGCTGCAATTTACAAAAGTGATAATCCCTAGTGTTGTGGAGGTGAAGGTAGAAGAGCCTCTTGCACCCTGAACAAAATAACAATTCGTTAGAACAGGTGCTGATGAAAACTGCATTATTGAATAGTTAGAGGAACTAACTATGCTCATGTTGGTAAAGCCAGTTATTATAGCAGAAGTACCCCAAATAAAAGACCTATAATAACGAACGAGTCCGATTCTGTCGAACTGAATGTAGCTCAAAGCATTGGAATCCAGCCCATTGCCCCACCCTGCGGTCCCATCAAGCCACGTTTCACCTGTTTGTGTATTTGACGTTGTATCCCAACCACCACTGTATATGACAGGAGATCCTGCTGTGCCACCCTTTTGACATTGACTAACAACTGTTGAGGTTGTTGCAGGCATAACAGTTTGAAAGCATTCTCTCTTATAAGTAGTTACAGTCTCTGTTGCACCTTGGTAATTTGTTGCTGTAGACGTGGCACTATCCACAACATTCCCCAGATAGACGGATGTCCCTTGAATGCTGCGTATATTCCAGAAGGTTTCATTAACTATTGCGGGATTTGCTGGTGTACCTACACTTGCTTTTGATATCAAACTTTGTAATGAAAATCCGTTGTGCGCGAAGACATTTGATACGTACAAAACACCTGTACTAGCCCAAGCAACATTGTTATTTAATAACTGGAAAGTGGTGGCAGTAGTTGTCGTTGTAAAAGGTCCAAAAGCGCTTGAAGTGATAGGAACCCAGGTGTTGGCTGGTATAGCGATTGGGATAGTGTAGAGATAATTACCTGAAGAATCACCATACACTCTAAAACGCAGCATGTTAGCAGCTATTGCGTGATCACTATAAAACCAGCATGAAATGTATGAGTATGAACCCAGGTAATTATTACTAGAAGGCCAGCCCATTGTACAAAGAGTTTGCCCTGATCCGCCTTGTCCTGAGGTGTAAGGTATTCCTAATCCGTAGGTATAACTTGCATCTTTATACTTGACATAAGTTGTGCTGTTACTTGGTGTGCCAAGTACACCTGTCCATCCGCATGTACTGCTGGAAGAATTCCCTACTGACCCACATATATCAAGTGTTTGAGCTGTGGTGAGAGTAACAACATTAGAGCCATTCGTCCATGCTGCTGTTGTCCCTAATGAGACGGGGTCCACAGTTTTGGACAATCTGACGGTGTCACCCGCGGCAACACCTTTAGCAGCCGTAGCACCGTTGACGGTTTTGAAAGCTGCACCCCAAGATGTGCCAGCGTTAGCATCTGCACCGTTGACTAAATCTATGTACCAAGTCGCCATGGTTTACATCCCCATTAACGTTTCTATTGGAGTTGCTACAACAAAAGCCAGGAAGCTAGCCCAGTCAGCGGTTGCTATTGCGCCAATTTGGTGAGCATTTGAGATATAAATCGGAATTAGAACCTGACCAACTGCGTTAACACCGGGGTCTGTGAGCTGAGCAAGAACATCGGCTTCAGAACATGCTGGATTATTTTTCATATATGACAACGCTGCTGTCTTCGCTTGGACTTTCAAAGATGACAGATATTGATCCACGGGGGTTGCCCAGATTAATGATGGAGCCATTGGATTTGAAACTGTTGAACTACCCGTATTATTTATACTTGCCATCTGTGTTACAAGATTAGCAGCGTTTGCATAAGCTAGACAGTCAGCCTGGATTTGCTGCTCAACTGCCGTGGCTGCTGCATTGTCATTACCAAACATGGTGTAATCACGCATTCCACGTCCTGTTCCACCGTTACCGTCATCACCTTGAAATTCTACTCTGATTCTTGCTATTGCCTGTGATGGTTCAACATATCTTCCAGTTATTGTATAAGTCCATGTAATCGACATGTGTAATCTCCTTTACTATGTTTTTAGAACCAGACGACAATCGTTATCCAGCCGTCTCCGCCTGTACCACCGTTTCCAGCAACGTGAGAAGTGCCTTGTGCTCCGGCACCGCCACCGCCTCCTGCACCACCCAAGCCGTTTCCACCATTACCTGCGTTCAACGCTGGATAACCTCCGCCTCCACCCATACCATTTGCTGATCCGTTTCCGCCGTTGACTGAATCTGAAGTACCTGCTGATCCGCCACCACCGGCAGCATTTGATCCAGATAGACCACCGGATGCTCCGGCTCGTGCAGTTGCATTGTCGAAACCGCCTCCGGCACCTCCGCCCGATCCACCAAACAATGATGATCCACCAGCGTTACCTGCACAAACGGATGTACTCGTTCCTACACCGCCTCCTGAAGCACCACCATATTCTGTGCAAATTCCTACAGCACCAAAGGTGTTCATGGAACCATCACCAGTAATTAAGCTAGATCCGCCACCGGAACCCGAGCAATCCCAAGCATATGTGGCCGTAAAGTTTGTTCCGTCATAGCTGGTATAATTACAATATTGAAATGTCGGTGCTCCGCCTGCTACAGCTGCACTGTATGAACCAACTACTCCAGGTCCAAGCGATCCAGCGCCGCTACCACCGGTACAACCCAGATTATAGTTTGCTGAGTATTTACCACCTTGGCCACCGCCGCCGCCGAAAGCAGTAGCGTACGAGCCGAATGTTGTGTTTCCGCCGGTGTTTCCAGCTACGCCGTTGTTTGTACTATTCACCCAAACTCCACCGGTACCACCGGCTCCTACAGTTACTGAGAAAGAGGAAGCGAGGGCGGCTGGTCTGAAGAATCCTTGGAAAAGAAAACCTCCACCACCACCCGATCCGCCGGTCATGTGATGGGACGCACCTGACGTTCCACCAGATCCTGAACCTCCACCACCACCGGCTCCACAAGCGGCGACATAAATAAGTGAGCAGTTTGCAGGTACAGTAAAAGTGGTTGTAGTAGCGGAATTATAGTAGTACGTAGTAGATTTCAGTCCCACTGCTAAACCATTTACTAGTACACTAGCAGCATTGAGGTTGATTGTTCCTAGGTAACTGCCATAAGTTGGAGAAGTTTGCTGACCTACATTGAGATTAATTTGAGCGCTCGTATTGTCATGGTTCTGAAGAATGTCAATGCTAGTTGTATATGAATACGTTGCATTAGATATTGCAGCTAATGAAACACCTGCACCACCAACAGCTGTAAGAGCATTGTTTGCTTGGATGGTAAGCGAATTATACCCACTTGATCCATTAATATCGCCATGAATACTGGCAATCGAAGCCGTTCCGTCCATTGGACCCCAAGTAACGCAGTGCGGCGGAGCAGGACTTGATCCAGGTACTAAACAACCAGATAAAGTTCCGTGTGCTATATGAAAGCCGTTGACATCAGCTGATACATTACCTGCACCCCAAAAGGCTTTTCCTGTACTACCATCAAGCCAAAATTGAGCAGTTGTGGCGTCTGAATAACCTGCTATTTGTGATCCACTAATTATGATCCTTGGATTAGGTGATGCTGCTGACTGATATTGACTAGTAATGATTGAGGCATCTGAAAGCGAGACACCGTGGCTATCAACCAAGTTCACTCCTGCTTGAGCACCGACAGTTGCACCTGACGCTGGTAGTGTAGTCCAGATTTTGCCCGTTCCGTAAAGGTCGGTTGAAGCAATGGCTGAGTTAGCAACTACTGTATTAGTTCCCGTTCCAATACCTGTGATAGCCCCGTTAGTAATCGTTATTGACGCATTATCTACCGTTATAGACGAGGTACCAATACCAGTGAGAACACCGGCTGAAACTGTAATAGCCGAGTTGTCTACTTTCTTATCCGTCGTTCCTATTCCGTTTAGAACTCCTGATGAATCAATTGTAATCTTATTGTTCGCGGTTTCGGCAACGGCCATGGACCAGGAAGTAGCTTTGTTTCCAGTCTCTAACTTCGGGTGCCATATTTGAACTGACGGAATAACAGTAATTTTGGCATCAAGTGGTGTACTAGTAACTGTAATACTATCAAAAGTGTATGAGTACTGTGCCCAATCCGATGTTGGGTACCAAGGATCAGCCGCTGTATCGCCAATGGAAGCTGTTACAGTTTCTGTTCCACTACCTAAAAGCCACGCTGATATAGTATAAGTACCGCTCTGAGTAACAGCACTTCCCCATTTGAAACTTTTAAAAGATGATGTGGTAAAGGAAAGCTCGTTAGATGATCCACTTCCATAGTTGTTTTGCATTACTGGGCAGTGGTTATTACCGCTTACTGGAAGAATGAATCCAGCAGTAAAGTAGTAAGTTGTGCCAGGAGTTAAACCAGTGATAGTAATTGAATAGCTATTTCCACTAGTTATATTTCCACTGATATTGGTTGTATAATTAGCATCATTTAGTGCTTGTGCTGTATGTGAACCATCAGTCCAGGTATGGTATGGCGAACTCGTAGTAGAGTAGCCAAACCCATATGATGACATGGCTGGTGTAGACATACCGTTACTGACACAAGTGCCGTTAAGTGTAACAGATGTCGAACCGATGTTAGTAGCTGCAATTGTTTGGATTTGTTGAGGTGCCCAAGGCATATCGAATTCCTTTTATGATATAGTATAAGCGGTTGAAGTTCCATCTGGTGCTGTTTGTCCTGAACTTGCGGAGCAACCGCTAAATGTTACTGATGTAAAATCATCGCTGTGAGTTAGTAATTGAATACCACCTACTTGAACTCTGGAATTGTCTACTTCTGTTCCACAACTTAGTCTTCCTTGGGAATCAGTTGAAGCCATTGTGGAAGCTTTAGTCGCTATCGCCTGTAATAATGCTGTTCGGTACGCATAATAGTTGTTCCACGCTGCATCCCAAGTTACTTTATTAATGGTATATGTGTGAGACATATTTGTACAAGAACCAGTGCTATCACATATACCCGTTGTAGTTACCATGTACGTGTAGAGAGCATCATATGCCACGGTATAATTGTCAAAATCTGTTTCGCTACCAGTGGGCATATTGAAGTATGTTGCTTGGGCAGGGATTCCACCTGTAGTTGGATTACCTTCACTTACTACAGCCCTCATATCAGGCTGAACTTTTTTCTGGTCTGCTGGAGAGATCTTATTATTCGCAGCGACAGCATCCATAGCTGTAGTAACTGTGTCAGCTACCCCTTGTGCGTATTCCGCTGCTGTTTGAGCCGTAGCTGCATTGGCAATTGCTGTACTAGCTGTTCCATTTATAATTGATGCTATCGTTCCCAATAACTGAGTTCGCTGATCGTAATAGTTGTTCCACGCAGTATCCCAATCACTGGTTCTACTAACATTTGTCACCGTTTTCATGTTGGCAAAAACAGCTAGGGTTGTATTCAGATAGGTGTCCAGAGCGATATAGGCAGCGTTGAAAGATGATCTGTCAGCCCCGATATCGTCAGCTTGTGTGCAGATTGTTCCTTTATTCGGAGCATCTGTCTTGGCTTCTTTGAGTATTGAATTCCAGGTCTTACGGGCTTTCGTCTTCTCATTGACAGAAATCTTACCGTCGTCGTTCATGACATCCGTGGTGGCTTTGGCTGTATTCGCCGTATTTTGAGCAGAATTTGCGTTTGAATTAGCTTTAGCTGCAATAGACGACAGCAGTTTGGTTCTAGCTGTGTAGTAAGCCTTGAATGTTGCAATCCAAGTATTTCTAACAATAGTTGTGCTCGTTGTCATACTTCCAAAAATGTTCAACTGAGTAATCAAATAATCTTTCAAATCACCATAAGCACCATCATATGAGGTATGTGACACTCCAAACGAAGCTGCTTCGCTTGGTAAAGTATCACTTCCAGTTTCAGCATCATCCTGGATTATTTGCCATTCTTCGTATAACCTATATTTTTCCCCTGCTGTTATTACATTTCCGTCTGTGATGTCCGTATAGTAAGTGAGTGTATTATCTGACTGGACTATGACTGATACGACGGTCGATCCTGTTCCATCGCTTGCGACATCCATTGGAACTACTTGAACATAATAAGTAGTCTGAGCAGCTATTCGTAGAGGAATTAGAAAGTGTCGAGTTCCGTTAGCAACTGTAGCTACCAGGGTTGTAGGTGTTGCTGAGGTGTCACAATAGATATGCCAACCACTAATTTGCGAGTTAAGAATTGGAGCACTCTGCCAGTCAATGGCGATTCCATTAATATCAGCGTTAACCGTTGGTGAATATCCAGCTAATGACGGAGTTGTTTTAGATATTACAGCCGTTCCAGGTGTTCCATCAATATCGTAAATGTCATGTTCAGTAACCCGGATCTCAAAGCTTCTAGGCGGGGGTGAACCAAAATCGTTGCTGAGCATATCAGTTGTATAAACGAACGATTCGTGAGCAACATTGGTTGATCTTTTAAGAGTTGCTCCGTCACTTGTCAGAACATCAACTTTATAATACTGGTGTCTCTGAGCTGGGTAAGTGTCTGAAACTACGCTATTCCAGACGATAGTAGCTGAATCACCCGTGTATGATGTTCCGCTTGGATAAACGTGAATATTCGCTATCTGAGGCGGAGCAATATTCGGATCTGATATTACTATGTTATCGAGTTCTGTCCAAGGAGTTAAACCGTCACCACGTCCTCTAATTCGGAAATCGTAAGTGCCCGCTGCTACACCCTTTTGTGAGTAGGATGGATCTTTCGTTGAACCTAACGTCGCCCAGTTTCCTGATTCATCATTCAGGTATTCAAGATCGTACCAAACAACTCTACCATCAGTACTGTGAATCCAAGACAACATGATTCCAATGCCATACACGCTACCTTCAGCATATGAGAATGGAGTGGCTTTGAAACCGCTGATGGAAGGCATAACGCCGGTTGGCAACAGAGTAGTAGGAGGTGGATCTATTTTGATTCCTTTTTCTATTCTGTCATATTTATTTGGATCATGGAGAATTGTGGTAATTTCGTACTCGCCAGGCTTGGTCTGTTTGTTCCCAAGTACTCTGAAAAGACGTGGTTCGACATAACCAACTGCTGTTACTATATAGATAGCATTATTAAGAGGAGCAACCGAGAATGCCGGTGAAACAGTAACATGCGTATGAGATAATCCATCAGGATTTGTAACTATATCTCGTTCTTCCAGGTTGATTTTGGTAGCAACCCAAGCATTAGGATCTCGAACGTTTCTGTTCTGGTTATTATCGATTAAACTTTTCCAAACGATGCCGGTTTCTTCAACGATGTCATCTTTGGCATAAACCGTATTGCTGTTCCAAGGATCATACTCACATGGAAGAACACAGTAGATCTTGTAGGTTTTCCCAATTTCAAGAGTAATAGGATCACCGAGTGGAATGACAGTTGTTGTAGCTACATCTTCGCTATCAGCAGGGTTTCCAACTCGTCCGCCGAGTCTTATTCCAGCATAGCTAGGATCTTGAACTTCCACGATACATCCAGGGTAGCAGTCAACGAAGTCAAATCCACCTTTGAATATACAACTCTCTGGCTGATACCTTTCGGTGTCAAGAATCCAAAGACCATACCGTCGAGCCTGACTTCTTCGGGTACAACCAACGGCGAGTACATCCTTTTGAATCCAACCGAATTTTTGAATCAGATCAGGATCTGTGACTAACTCAATCGCTGCCTGCCATTGATTGTCAGGGTCGTTCCATGTGACTGAAGCCACTGAGCACCGTGTATCGAGCCCAGTGCCCGGGTACTGGAACTGTCCACCAATTACGTTACCTGGATGTGCAAGATGTGTAACATCGCTGGGAGCATCCTGGCTGAATGTAACACAGGCAGTTCCCCAGAAAGGCATAGCTACAAATGTTGATGCCAAAGCATTGAGTAGGTGGAAGGCTTCCTCTTGGGTTGTGATATAAGCGTTACAAGTATACCGTGGTTCGTAATTACCGAACCCATCAGGAATGAACTCGTCACAGTACTGTGAGATCGTATAAAGAGTCCACTTGTCGATGTTTGCTTCCGTTAGACCTAGCTGGTAAGAACCGACTGCACCAAGACCATATCGAGAATTAGTACAAAGGTTATAAAAGTGCCACGCAGGGTTATCAGTCCAGGCTCGAACGAAGGTTCCGTCCCATATTCCTTCATAGTGTCGTAAAATTGGATCGTAATTACTAGGAATCGGAATATCACAGAGTCCATATAGATCCGCCGACCTTACTGGAATTTCTTGTCCAAATTGTTTTGCATCAATTTGTAGATCATAATAGGCAACATCAGGCCAGGAAAACTTTTGGTTTAAAATCGTAGCGTATGATTGCACTGAAATGGTATTTTGAACATTAACTGTAGTTGCATCTGCAGTTAAGCGAGTTAGACGGATATTCCAAGGTCCTGCTCCGTATGTGTTTTGAAAATCGGTTAGAACAACCGATCTCATGTATGGCTGATTAGTTTTACCCTTGATGTCTATCGTAATTGCTGTCGTGTAGCTTCCGCCATACGGCTGCACTTCTACTTGTAATGAAACTTCAGTACCTATTCCATTACCGGTTTTCGTGTCCTGTTTCATAAAAGTAGGAGTATAGAATGTTACCCTGAAATCATCAAAATTCCCTGTTTCAACTGTTAACACAATTGGTGTAGCATGCGTAATTTCTTTGCTTACATTGACTTCGCTTTCGACACCGGAGAAAGTAGATATACCATCTTGATCATGCTCTCCGGTTCTAGTATCTAACTGAACTCCGTGATAGTTGTATTCACCAGATGAGTTCTGTAAAGCTACACCATCTAGAAAGAAACTCTTATGCCCATCAACTAAACCACCTATCGGACCTTCGCCCCATACTTCAATGGTTTGAGCCGTCGTAGTTGAGTATAGATTATTCGGAATTTCTACAGGAGTACTTCCACCAGAGGCTGCTTTACCACCGGCTCCTTGTATTATAACTTTATCTTTTAACATATCTTAGGCTCCGGTATATTTAGGGTCGGCCTTAGTTGTAATATCGATAGTATGATCACCAGTAACTGATGGCCAGGTCTTAGTATAGATCACGCCTTTGGAAACATTGTCGATCCAGACATTATCAATCAACCAACCAGGCTCTGGTTGCCATTTAACTGTGTAAGCCTTTTTGTTAGCCGCTTTATTTATTGCCCCATTTTCGTAAGTGAGTTTGTTACAGTGAATATGTGCATAATCGTCTACTTCAATTATTATGTCGTGCCAGGAGGCTTCTTTGGATGAAAGCTGATCGACATGAATTCCAGCGCTGACAAGAGTAGTACCACAATTACCCCATCGGCCTAAGATCAATGGGAGTGCACCACCTTGTTCGCTACGGTTCAAAGGCTGAGTAAAAAGGAACGTATTAGGCTTAGATGCTAGGTTATTTGTATTGCTACTTGACTGCGGTGTCAGTAAGCTGGATATACCTCCGAGAACCATCAATCCACCCGATAGAGCCAGTGAAGCTGATGATATTGATCCAAGTGCTCCAAGACCTATTCCACTGGATGCTCCAAAGAGTCCGCCAGTTCCTAAGCCACCTAGTGCACCGACCGGAGCAAAGAATACAGCGGCGGCGATCAGGACGATTCCCAGGACGATTGATATAATTCCTTTGGATGATTTCGAACCTTGAACTACAGGAACTATATGAAGGTCTTTGTTAGACAAGTTCATATCCAACTGAGTTTCTTTTAATTGCTCTCCACTGTCGATGTCTTCACCGCGAACAATACCGAATCGACCATCACGAATTTTGCGATAGAATCCATGGAAGTTACATTCCAAGGCCCTTACGGCTTCGCCAACTGAATTGACATCGAGTCTAATGGAAGTTCCGTAAGTATCAGCGAGTTCACCATATAAATGAATGGTTCTAAGCATCTTTGTAGTCCTTATGCCTGAAAAAACGAGTTGCCCTCTTTATCCATGGTCCAGCAGGATCTCTACGTGATAGCCGAGTTGGAAAATGTTGCAACAGTAGTCCTTGACCTATATACACTGCACAGTGGTTCTCTACTTGGTGCTGCATGAATGGACCTATTGCGCAGTCACCAACTTGTTCTATCTTGTCGATTTGTACGAATCCCATTGCTGCGAAGTTGTCTGCTACAATGTTTTCTCCTTCCCACCAGTTGTCATCACGTGGGAAAATAGGAAGTCGTATATTGTCTGTATTAACTCTGAACCAATCACGAACCAGTGAGTAACAGTCATGTATTCCAGGTACGAAAACTCGACCAAGTAGAGGAGCCATTTCTAATTCATCACCCCAAAAGACTGGTTCACTTGCGCCTTTTTCTTTCGTTACTTGGATTATTCCCCAAGGAACCGCTGAAGCGACTTGACCTTCCATATCGATCTTTGTAGGACAAAGTTCCCCATTCGGATGAGAATGAAGAATGGCGTCGATAGGACCTTTGATCTGATAGTTTGCCATGACATCGTCAGCCACCTTGAATGATTCTTCAGGTTGTTCATGGATATTCACCAGTTCTACGTAGTCGCCGAACTGAATAAGTCCTACTGACTCTTTTGGGTATTCAGCCAGTGCATGCTGTCTTGCCGCTAGTATTGTTGATGGACTAAACATTATTGTGCCCTCGTCTTCCCAATTGCTGGAAACGCTGTAGTTGGGAGTGCTTGCCCACCTGGAAAACGAACTTCACATCCGCTTAACAAGTGATTACAAAAATCCTTATCTGCTGTAGTAGATGCATTGTGTATGTCATAATAGGAAGGTGTGAGACTTACGGTTCCACCGCCGGTGTAAGTTGCGTAACCAACAGAAAGAACATTATTTAGAACGAATTCTGTATTGGATATAACCGTGATTGTAAACGCTTTATTCTGTAACTGCTTGATTGAACAATCTGAATCAATATATACGGCCGCTCCAGTACTAAATTCATGGTAACCAACTGAAACTGTACAACCAGGATTTCGGTATACGTTTCCACCGCTGGTCCAGGCTCTGTAAGAAGTGCTATTTACATCATCTAAACTGAAATTATCTTTATCTACTCTGGTTATAGTGCAAGTTCTTTGTAATATTTCGAGCATACCTTGAACTTGATTATCGATATACACGGTGTCGTTACTGTAGAAACCATGATCGGTGATAGTAACTACCGCTGGATTGTCTTGGGTGATTCCTTCAATTGCTTTAGGAGCGTCGGCTACTTGAATTCCTGTGATTTCAATCGATGAACTCGTTCCTTCGTTTGTATATGGACAAGTAGCCCAAGTGTAGTCAAACGCTGACCCATTCCAATATCTATAGATGTGAGTACAGTTATCGCGAAGACAAACTCTCTTAGGAAGTTTCTGACCTTGGAAGTCCATTAAGGATGCCATCGTCCACGTAATATACAAATTATTGTGTTCTGTTTTCTGCTGTAGTACGTAAAGATCAGGTGGCCAGTACGCCCCCGGATCAGCCTCTGTCTCACCATCTAAGTACTTTCTTAGAGTTCTGTACCTGTAGACTTTGGCACCAAGTAAATCCCCGAAAGCAATAACTGCTCCGGCTATGATATTTGTAACATTAGATATAGTAAGAGTAGGTCTTGGGAGAGTGCCTTGTCCGGTAGTTTCGAAACCATTGGCTTCAATGTCTACTGGTACATATTCTTTTGATACAAGGGATTGATTCAGGAAGTGACTGTGGCATCTTGAATTGACTGTATCAGTTTCTAGTGTTGCTTGGGTAAAATAATAGACATCACCTACATCACCGGTGACTGAAACAGCATCTAAAACGAAAAGTTCTACATATTCACCAACTTCAAGACTTGTTTGATCTGTGCGAATTGACATATATACACCCTCTCCATTATGTTTACTGAATGTTTTAGAGAGGGTTTAGCTTTAGAGATCGAATACCTGATCTAATGTGGCGGTTAATTTGTGAGTAATAGGATTGAGGGGTTCAAGCGAATAGGTTTCGCAAGTCCATTTCAATGGTACGGTTTCACCAGGTGGTTGGTAATAGAAAGCGATATAACCCTTGTGAGACTTAAAGAAAGCATAGAGAGTATTTGTATCAGCAATATCGTGATCCTGCCATACAAGGTTCCAGGTAAGTGCTATTTCGTTGATTCCGTCGCCTGCACGCTGTGTGCTGCCGTATCCAAAGTTGTTTTTGAGTACACGAGCTTTGGCTGTTCCTGCTGACGAATAACTTGGTCCAATATTAGGTAGGGTATCCATTTTACGTATTTAATCCTTTATTTAATAATCCGCCAGGTCGCATATGTTTTTCGAGATTCTTATCAAAACTGGTTTCAATTATCTTTGAAAGCTGTCTACCCATGTCTTCAGCGTCTTTAGGATTTGTACTTCCTCCACCGGCTCCACCACTAGAGTTTACGGTGATGTTGACATTGGTTGTAACCGCATTATTTGTTCCACTAGCAATCTTGGTCCCTTTGGGAAGAATTGTTTCACCTTTCTGGAAGATACCTGGGACTTCATCTGAGGCTAAACCGGTGTGATACCGATGAGCTGAGGCAAATACGAAAGGATCGATCATTCTAGTTGGAGCAGGAGTAATTCCAACTACACCACCGCTATGGTAAACGTTTCCGTTGAATGGATTCGTGAAAGTAGGAGAAGCTGTAAAACCGCTAGCACCTGATGAACCACCTATACCAAGGAATCCACCAAATAGATCGGCTAGTTTTGATTCCATCCACTTTTGGATAATCTTCTGGAGAACATTACCGAAGGCTTGTTCCAGGAAGTCACACATCTTTGTCCACGCATCTTTGAGTGATGTAATCTTTCCTTCAAGACCTTGGACAATAAAGTTACCAAAACCTGAAGAAAGGTCGTGAACGAGGCCGGTTGCAACGTCTTTTCCAAGTTGTGCTGTAGTCTGGAGGTCTCTTTGGATTTGTTTTATGCCTTCACCAAACCCTGCACTGAAATCGTCGCTGGCTAGAACCGATTTGACTCGAATCAATTCATCGTAGTATTGAGTGAGGGCCGCACCCTTGGCTGTATTTGCACCGCCAGCTTCTAGGACCTTCTGCTGCTTCTGAATTTCTAGTAAAGCCTTCTCAGCCTGTAATTGCTGTGACTGATTACCAATAAGTTTCTGAAGTTCTACATTTACTTGAGCAATTTCTTCAGGATATCTTAAGGCTTTGATAGCAGCCTGATTGAGCATGTGCTGCTTTTCGAGTGGAATTAAATCCCAGAATATCTTTGTTGCACCTTTCAAAGCATTACTATACTCATCGACAGCTTTATTGTATGCTTCTTGAGCTTTAGGGTCACTCTCTAACGAAAATTTGTTTTCTCGACCCCATATTTCCAGTTTATCCCACTTATCCTTGATTTCCGTAATTGTCTTGTCTGTGGCCGCTGTTTGATCGTCTGCCCATTTATTGATTTTTTCAATATCTGCTTTGTAGAAATCGCCAGACTCTTGTGCAATAGCTTGATTAATGTTGTGAGTAGCGTCTGTTATTTTCTTGTTGACATCATCAAGTGTCTTTTGTGCTTCGACTGAATATTCTCGTATCTTATCAGGTGCAATAGGATTACCGGTTAAACCACCAGGTAGTACACTACCATTCATGGAAGCATTAGCATTTTTGATATAATCTTGTGTTACAGCGGAGACATCTTGTCCCTTTTTATTGACTAGATGATTCTTCCAATCATCGCCGAAACCAGCTATCGCCTTATCTACCGTTCCTGTACCTTGAAAATAGGCAGCGAAGACCTTCTCGGTATCTTTTTGATACTTTTTCCACAGTGCAATTACTAAGGACTGCCCAACTCTGTTATATTCTTCCGGTGAGTCACTTGCTGCTGGAGTAATTCCAAAACCGGGATTGGCAGCAGTAGAAGGCAGTACCTGCATCGCATACTTAGCACCTTCAGATGACGTTACAGGTGTTCCGTTTGGGTTATAGTCAGTATTTCTACTTTCGACTTGTCTGATTGCTTGTACTATGGTTGCAAGTTTCTTTAATTCTTCTTCAACTACATTTCCTGCTTCAGCTGTTGAAGGAGGTGGAGGCAGAGGTAATCTTTGTCCATTAACACCTTTTGTGTTAGAATTTCCAACGGGCTGAAAACTACCGTCGGCCATCTTTACTCCGCCGGTTTCCTTTATTTCATCTTGGATCTTTTTGAAACGATTTAGAAAATCATCAATCAGTCCAATTAGAATACCGGCTTTCGGACCAAATAGGATTGCTCCAATAATACCTACACCGAGAGGTCCTTTGATCTCGTCGGGAAGACCATTATAGAAACTCAGTACACCGTTTAGTGCTGTACCAACTTCTTTTATTACTGGTGACAATGTTCTAACATTATTAGCTAGTGTCTTAACGACTTCAGCAACATCAGGACCAAGTTGTGCTTTTAATTCATTACCAAGGCGGCGTAATTCGCCTTCAAGAGTTGTTCCCATTTCCTTGGTGATGCCAATATCTTTACCAATCTGCCTCATTATTTCGTTATAACGAAGAAGATACTTGGAATTTTCATCCAGATTTTTCCAGGTGTCTCTTAACTGCCCGTTGTAGGCTGTGAACTGCATATACTGATCTGAGATGTTTACTTTTAGCTGTCTTCCGGCTCGAACCATACCATCGGATGCCATTTCAACTAAGCGCATGGCTTGTGAAACGTCCATTCCGAAACGGGTTGCAACCTCAATAGCTGCTCTTAATCCTGCTGTGTACTGTTCTATTGATAACCCACGAGCAAGCGCCATTTCAGCCGTATTATTCATCGCTGTGGCTATATCATTGAAGCTGTAATACTGATTGGTGGCGTCAGATAATTCCTTTGCCTTGGCTATCATGGCATCGGTATTTTCGCCCCAGGTATACTTCATTTTAATGATATTGGTTTCTAGTTGCTCACCAATATTTAGGAATTCTTTTACAGACCAAGCCCCTATAAGCGCTTGAACTGCACTTTTGAGAGTATTTACCGCTCCGGTGATATTCTTTAAAGAATTGACAGATTTTTCAGAACTGTTTGCAGCTTCGTCAGTTTTATTCTTTAGGTCATTAAAACCCTGAGTAGCGTTGTCAGTCGCAGTTTTAGCTTCGGTTCCAAGCTGCTTAATTTGATTTGTTGCTTCTGTGATTCCAGGTCCGGCTTGGTTCTTGGCCTGAATGAGAATTTCAAGTAAATTGTTGGCCATCTATATCCTCCGGACCTTAGTTTGGGCAGGTCTTACATGCTTTGTCTAACCTATTACCAAAAAGTCGTTTGCATTCTTCCAAGTCTCGTCCGCCGCAGTGTTCGCCTATACCTTGCTCTTTTGGTTTATCTTCCATTTCTTCGAGCAAGTTCGGGGCTTTAAAGTTACTCCCAAGAATGTTCGACAGAAACTCCATCTTCTGAAATTCAAATTGGAGTTTATGTGTCTCCTCTTGGGTGATAAACTTTAGCCAGGCAAAAGCTCGCTCTGCTGGAGTTCGCCAGACAACTTGTCGGCGTTTTGTAAGATCTCCTCCACAGAGTTTCCAGACTGTTCGCTCGAAGTCGTCGGATTGAGTGTTTTTCCCACCATCTCTATTAGTCCGCTCACGCTTCCGAGGACTGAAGAAATGGGGTTGCATTCCAAAAAATCGACAATAATCTCCTGAGCCTGTTTAGCTGTCACATGGAATTTCAGGTACTTGGCACGCGCTCGAAGAACTTCATCTTCCATCTGCGTTTCTATGATGTCGTCAGGAGCAACACTATCAGGCTTCTCGAAAATAACTATTGCCAAAGCGTCGTATAGTTTCCTTCCGAGCTGTGCGACGATATGTGTAGCCGAGATTTGTGTAAACTCGACACCTGAAACGTACTCGGTCAGTAATTCAAACTGACCGAGTACAATTGCTTCTTGGCAGTACGTCTTCGTTCCAATTTTATAACTTTTCATAAAGCCTCGTTAGCTAATGGTTATAGAAAATTCATCATCGCCTGTGTTCATCGCGAGGCGATAAGGAATTGAATAGGTCATAAGCCCTGATTTGTCAGCGTAAGTAAGATCTTGGAACTGCATTTTAGGAGCAGCGAAGGTAATTTTGTTACCGGCTGTGCTTCCGATTGGACCTATATTCAGAGCCATTGTCTCAGCGGTTTCCCACTCGTTCCAGAACGGGTGAGTTGCTTCCAAGGTGGCTTCTGGATCAAGGCTACCTTGTGGAGTACGGTCTGTAATTTCATAACCGATTAATCCACTAGGAGCATTAAGGTCTTTTCTCTGGACTAGGGTGTTGTTTACATCCAGTTCGAGTTTTTCAGCGACAGGAGTAAACGCACCAATGGTGAAATTGGCATTGATTACTGTTTCAGGATCAACTGTAGAGAAAGTAGTCGCTGACGCTGTCACATCAGAAGGAGAGTCGTAAACACCGTTGAATTTAAAATCGGCGACAATAAGTTTTCCAACTTCTAAGGTGAACTTGACTGTTCCACGGCAACCTGTCACTGGATGAAAAATACCATCTCGGTAGACATACAGCGTGATAGATTTTTGTTCGGTAGTAACAGATGTTGGCTTATAAACAATACCTGCTGTTTGTGTAGCATCACTATTAAAATGACAAGTTACAGCTGCATCGTTGAGTGTGGTTGTACCAGCTACGAAACCACCTAAATCTGTACTTTTTACAGTAACAGTTCCCATTGCAACTGAACTACTTGGAGTTGCTGGAGTTCCGGCAAGTGCTGCAGATTCAGTTGAGTAACCTGTTCCGTTGCCTGACCCTGGGGTAACTGTTATAGTACCAGCAGCATTGATGGAAAGCAGATAAATAGCCCACTTATTTTGTGGAATAGTGCCTGCTGATAATGCTGTACCGGCTGCTACGGCTGTTTTGTTGTAGCTGACACCAGCGATAAAGTAATCAAAACTTGCTGAAGCAACTGCTGTAGCATCACTACCACGAGCCAGTGTAGGCGAAGTTGAAACACCCGTAGAGGTTATTGTTTCCTTCAATCCACAAGCTTGTAGCAGATCACCTTCCCAACCCCAAGCAGGACGTACACCAACTGCTCCGGTTCCTTTAAATTCACACTGGAAAGTTACTTCACATGACTTAATACCACGACGGAATGGATTCTTGCTGAGAGTATCCATATAGTAATTTCTCTCAACAACTTCACCGGTAGGCTTTACAACGACGTTATTGCACATAATTGCATTTGCAGCCGCTGTAGGGACAGGATCTGTTCCGTAAGTATCTTCGAGTTTGGCTAGAACAACGGTTTTTCTAGTTAGCAGTGACATTATAATCTCCTTGTTAGGTTATTTGCTGTATTGGTAAATGTTTTATCTCTAACTGGTTCTCCACTTTATCTCCACTTCCAAGGAGACTATTGCCCATGTCTCTGTCGCTAGCACTATTCTTCGCCTGATTGGTAGGCAATCAATAATTGATAGACCGAGTTTTGAATCTACCAGGGCCAGTCTACAATCTTCGAGCATACTCCAAGCACCTTTTTCTCCATCTTCACTACCATGAAGGGATGCTACTTTCGTTCTAAGATTCTTATTTATGCACAGGATTGTGAATATGCCAGTATCTTGGGTAAGGTTTGACATCCTGTAATCGTAGTTACCACCCGCTGACATTACGCCTATAGCTGGTGTTGCTGTAATAATTTCCTTTATCGACTTCTCAGTAAGTAAATTGATAGGAGTGAATAACCTCACGTACGACGACAAGGTACCATCAGATTGTAATGTTGCTAAGATTGCATCTTCAATTTCGGATACTGAATACATTTTATGAAACCCTCATCAGGTAGTTTTGCAGAACACTTAGTATAGTTGGCCAATCATCATCTCTAACTCCAAGAAATGGTCGAGCTATAGGTGGTCCAAACTGTCTAATAGCTGCATAGATAACGTTTGTGCCTATTGTCACACTATCATTTGTTGTGTCTCGATGGATTGAGTTTTGGAGAATATTGTTGAATATATTGATGTCTGCGGGATTTCTACCTTTTTTCTGCTTCCACTTAGCGTAGGATTCACTTACTGGTTGCCAAGGAGTACCATCAGGTGCTACATGTTCTTCAAAATTTCTATGTACTGACTCGATTACAATTTCACCAATTTGAGCCATAGCTGGTTGTAAATTATTGGTTCTATTCAATAACTGGACCATGACTGCCTGAATATCAGCATCATTTACGGTAATTTCTAAAGCAGTTCCACTCATTAGAAATTCCTCGTATAATTTCTCATTTGCTGCTTTGTAAAGACCTTTTTGTCACTCGTGAACATAATACCGGCTTTATCGGGTGGATCTCCTTCTGGATCAGTTGCCCCTAAGGTGATTTTACCTATCGCCATCTGTGTGAGTAGATTTACAGCCCACTGATATTGGAGAGTTCTAGCATCTACGGTTAAATCTCGGCGAGCATAGAGATTATACATAGCAAGAGCCACTGAGATTTGCCGGAGAATTGCTGGAGGATTAGTAAGTGGAAGTGTATATTGGTTACCCAGATAACCATCAATTAGGTCGTCAGCGTCAGAGATAGCAGCGAGAACCTTAGTTTCATCCACTGAGCCACTGTTTTCGTCGTCCGTTAGCTGTATAAGCTGAGCCTCGTCGATCTGATTCAATACATCGCTTAGCGTGGAGTAAGCCATTTTAACCTCACCGAATATATGTGAATCAAGGGGACTAACCTGGGTCAATCCCCTTGAGATTGCTTAATTAACGGCGTGAGCAATAAAATACCCTACGTCATTAGCAATAACTTTTTCGTCGCTGTTGTAAGCAACTTTAATATACTCGGCCCCTTTAATCCCACGTTTCCCATCAAAATCGGTATAGGTCGTCTTCGTCATTTCTTGGAAGGTTACACCGAAAGTGAGGCTCTTAATTCCTGGATTGGGAGCAACATACACGAGTGCAATGTGCTTTCCCCAAACACGGCTTAAAGAAGCAGACTGACCAGGCTTAGCTGTATTATAACGTGCGCGAGGTACCAGGATATTGTCAACTTCGAAAAGTCCCGCTACTTCGTTCACTGTTGCTAACCCACCAGGTGAACCCTGGAAACGAGTTGAACTCTTAACAGCATCCAGAACTTCAGGAAGCTTGCGGTACTGTTGCCATACTTCAGGACCCATAACGATAAGGTTTGGTCTCTGTAAACAGACTTCCAAACCATTCATAATAACACCAATAGGATCGTCACTGGCTTCACCGAAGTTGGTATTGGAACCATCGTTCAGATCGATCTTATTATTACTAGCGTAGCTAGAAGCGTTGAAAACGATGTCAGCTACTCTTTTTTCCTGCTCCAGATCCAATGCTCCATTCAAGAAATCATTGGTGTCTACTCTGGGCTGGAGAGGTACATCTGCGTTGTCAATCGCTGCCTGGGAAACCCAATCAGCGAGGGCATGATCAACTACACTGTAGTTATCATTTGACAGACCCCAATCGATTTCGTTGGCCATACCAGTTTCACTAATGTCGGAATTGGCGATATGGAAAGCATTTTCCTGGTTGTACACGAAGTACAGATCGGATCTTTTATTGACCTTGACCACAGGCATAAGCTGATTCCAAATAAAATCGGCATTTTTGTACTGCACGCTCATGTTGGTCAGGATGGCATCTACATGCATTTGTCTCGAGCTAGGCATTTCTTTCTCCTTATATTATTTAGGTGTCTGATTAGACACTGAGTACGTATTCGACAAAAAGTACGGCTTTGCCTGCTGTCATCGCATGCGTTGCAACGGTAGCCGTAAGTTCTTTAGCTGTTGTACACTTAATCATCTTTGCAGCGGTACCATCAGGGATACACTCTGTTTGAGCTGATAAAGTGTCAGCGTCCACAGCTACGAGAAGGTCACCTGCACCAACAACTGAAAGTGCTATGGTTCCATCATTGGATGTGCTAACAAACGGAGTTACGATGTCCAAGTAAGCGCGTGTAACAATTGCCTTAGCCGGGAGGGTAACACCAAGACCGTGAGCAGCAACTGTCATACCAGAGGTAGCATCAATTATTGCTGTCGCAACCTGCTTGTAGCTAAGACCACTAACACCACCTGCATTGGTAAGCAAATGTTGCTCAACCAAAACCGGGAATAGATCGTTTGCGCTGGCGTTAGCCATTGCATAACCAACGATATTCTGTCCGGCAACTGCGGGAACAGCGTGACCACTAGCATCACTGGTTAAAGGTGCTCCACGAGTAATTGAGGTACCAGCAATTATGTTGTAAATACCGTCGATACCGATCGTAACTTCTTGCTCAGCAGCGGTTGCACCTTCGATGATTACACCCAAAAGAGTAGAAGTTCCGCCAGAAGCTGTGGTTACATGGTCGTCGTCACTTCCGAAGGTTGCAATTGTATTGGCACTCAGTACGCCAGAAGCGTAAGCGCCTTTTTCAAAATCTCTTGTCTGTCCGAACATGATAAAATCTCCTTATATGTTCTATTGTTAGTTATACTAAGTTGCGTTCAAGTTCATACCAACGATCCAAGGAAATCCGGTCAGGCTTTTCACTGAGGCCTGACCGCCCTCCAGCGCAACCAAAGCTTTTTCCAACTG